TCCCAATGCAAGTTCTTGCACATCCTGTGGGATAGCAATAGGTGCTTGGATAGACTTTTCTGCGGCTTGGATCTGCAACACTGCAAAGCGAGCACGAGCAAGCTGAACTGATAGAACATCATCAAACTGTCCACGAGCTTCGCCATCAATAGATGAACGCATAGCTACACCTGCTAGGCACTTGCCTACTGGGTTAGGTGTATTAGATAAGATTAAGTTCTTGCGCTCTGGGATAAAGATTAAATCTTGGTCTTTGTCGTGGTAGCGAACTAAAGATACATAAGGTGAGCCAGGTGAATAGACATTCTTTGGCATAATCTGGTCATAGAACTCTGGGTATTGCATTGCCAATGATTCAGCATCTGTTGCAATTATCTGCGAGATCGAGAGGGTACGGCCAAATCTATCAATTTCAGGATAAGTACCAAAAGGATTAAGCAGACGTATTCTCGGATTATTGGTTTCATAGTCCATCTCAACAATCGCTGGAAGCATACCGTAGGTGTTGAACCAGTCAGCACCTGTGTACATTTGAATCTGAAGATCAGAAGATGAGACGTAGTAGTTAGCAATACGGGTACGAGTATCTGCAGCTTTACGTGCTGAGTCTGAAACCATATTGGTAGCAGCGCAGTTGAAGGATGGTAGAGGCGACATTACCTCTGCTAAGTCACGTGCTGCTACATCTACGAAGTTAGCAACTAAAGGCTTTGGGTATTCTTCTGAAAACATCGCAGGGTATACCTTAGAGATATCACCTTGACGTACAGAGAGCACATCGCGCATTCTCTGGTCACGTGCGGCGTAGCGTGTTTGTAGCCGTGCTACCTTCGCTGCGACCTCTTTAGTTGATAACAAGATTTCTCCTTAGATGAATGTGCGTTCTTTTTCTGCGAGCAGTTCGTCAATATTGACGACCATTCGCTTGCCCTGTTCGTAACGAGACAGGAAGGGGTTTTTCATATGGTGCGTAGCGTGGATACCTTGGTTAAGCATTTCACGGGCGCGGATTTCACAGAACCATAACGCCATTACCATATCCGTTTTACCCTTGGTCGTTGGGGACCAAGTAATTAGTTGCTCAATGAGCGCCTTAATGTTTTCAGTTTGGTCAGAAGGTAAGTGAATAAGGTTGTCTCTGTGGTGCTTACCGTCGTGTTGCTTGGTGCCGAACAAAGTTGACATTGATGCAACACCGAAGCCTGAATCCCACTTGTTGTTTCCAGTATGGTGTTCCCGCAGTAGCACTCCTCTAGAGGCCAAGTTTGCGCGGATTCCCTCATCTTGCGTAAGGAATGATTGGAAAGCATTTTTCTCCACGATCCATTCACTAGGACTATAGAGTGAAGTCCAGTCAAAGATTAGCTGACGGATTTGAGCAGGCGTTGGGCGAGTAATCTTAATAGCATCAACGATATAGCGTTTGTGAGTAACCCGATCAATAGCGTAGCAAATGGCGGCTGTATCACCAACCATAGCGGGATCAAGACCACAAATAAAACTAAAGCCGTTAACATCGCGAGGATGGCCTGGGTTACCAGGAACCAAGCGACCTGCTTTGCGCATACCATCAATAGAACCTCTTACACACGCTGGATCAAAGATGGCATCATCTGAGATGTCTTGTTGCTGGTAAACCAATGCCCAAGTAGAAGCATCCATAGCTTGACGTTCGTTGTAAAGGTTACGACCATTCCATCTAGGATAAAGGCCGTCCTCATTAAGATCTGATTCTTCTTGCCCATCAAAGGGAGCATCGGATGCTGGCCAGAGAGTCTCCCACTTGTCAGGGTCTTCGTCCGTTGTCAGCAACGCTGGCATCGCTAGATACTTCCAAGGGACTTGACCACCTGGATATCTGTCTGGGTTACGCAGTTCACGATATAGGTCAACTGCAGCAACGCGGGTACCAATGATAATAAGTTTACCAGTAGGGTTCAGACGAGAACGTACGTCCTGTGTCAACCACTTGATCTGGCGTTCAAACTCATTGGCGTTCTTGAGAGTTACCGCATCGTCTACGATAATCATATCGGCACGTTTACCGTAAATCTGACCGCCGATACCCACGGCTTCGATATTCGGGTCCTTCTCGCTAGACTCACGTAGCTCGTCACCAAAGGTGATACGGGTAGCCTGCCACGAGGCAGACTTAGAGTTAAACCCTACGCCAGCAGCATAAGCATTTTGAAGGTTCTCATACATTGGGTGAGTCAAACGCTGCTTGATGGCGTAGAGAAAATCGGCGGCAAGTTGCTGGGTCTGGGAAACGATCAGCACTCTAAAGTTAGGATTACGGGCAACCTGCCAGGTTACGTAGTCCACCGTGATTGTGATGGACTTGGCGTGGTTTGGCGGGATGTTAATAAGGATACGGTTATTGGCCAGACCCTGTTCAAACTTCATCGAAGGGTGTAGCCAGGAAGGTTCTTTACCTTCGATCATATCGACAAGGTTTTGCTGGTGGGGGAAGGTCTTAGAATTAAGGAAGCGTTGGCGGAACTCTGCAAATGAGATGTCGTGGACATCGCCTGCGGCGAAGGATTTGTCCTTTAGTCCTAAGCGGGTTCTATCTACTTTGTCTGTAAAGATCTTGTCGGTACGTCGGTAGTACTCGTATGTCTTCATAGACTTGCCAGCCGATAGGCAGGCTTGTTCAATGGTCATACCCTCAGCTACACATCCTAAGATGATTCGCTTTGCTATATCTGCTGAGTTCTCAGCCATTGGGTCTCCAGTATCTTATTGGGTTATAGATAGACTACACCCGATTAAAAGTTGTGCTCTGCACAACCACGGATACGGTAAACTCCCGAGCGAGCCACAGCGAAGCGAGGGGTAAGTTGGTGCTCGTCCTAGGGACTCGCGTAGTGCCAACGTAGCGAGTAGTTACGGGGCTATCACAATTACCGCCCCTACTGTATATAAGGCAGGAAAAAAACTTCATTTCCTGCCTATGGTATAAAGTATTTACAGAATGTGACTAACGTCACTATAAATACGGTACAAAATAGGACATTAATAAGTGATCTGGTTCACTTTAGGAAATATATCTGTAATGGGTACATACTATACACACGGACTAAACTTAACACCTAGGGGTCTGCTCGCCGTAACCGTGGCCGATACCGTAGCCGACGGCCTCTTGTCTGCCCCGTACCGTACCGTTAGAAGATCCCCGCGGGTCGGCTCCCCTATCGGCACGGGGATCCCTGTAATGGTTAGCCCTATCCGAATTAATAAACCGCCTAACGATAACCCCGAGGCCTAGCGATTAGGCCAAGGCCCCAAGGATCCACGGCCTCACGGCCTCCACTATCCCAAGGCCTCACGCCTTACGGCTCACGGCCTAACCCTTCACGGCTCTATTGATCCACGGGCCAGAGATCTACGGGCCAGAGATTACGGCCCCAAGCCTTCGGCCTCCTTGCTTACCTTAGATTCTTCGGGCCTTCGGCCCCTTCGGATCTGGCCCCGCTTTACCCCTTCGGGCCTTGGATCTGGCCCCGCCTAGCCTCTTAGAGCTTGGGACACGTGGCCAGAATCTGGCCCGTTAGCTCCCTTCTCTATACGGTAAGGAGTGGTATATTAATCCCGTGGAGAGGATCTGCCTCCTCACTTTATTGAAAGGAAATAAATAAGTGAAATTCTTATTGCTTATCGCTAGTTTAACGCCAGTATATTTTTATTCTATTCTCTCCACGGTAACGATTACGTTAGAGAGTACTATTGCATTCACTCTAATCTCACTCCTATCTCTCTCAATTGTGGGAGCAATTGCAACACTATCGAAGGGAATAAAATAATGACACGCGAGACGGTTGAGACGTATAACGGTTGGACTAATCGCGAGACGTGGGCCGTCTCCCTTCACCTTAATAATGATGAAGGCCTCTATTACGATATGGCCCGAATCTTGGAGGCCTCATTCTTGGAGGATCTAGACGGCTCCACTCCCGACGGTTGGACCCAAGGCGTGAGATCTGCCGAAGATTCTCTAAGCGAATGGGTTGAGGAGATCCTCTCC